CATTAAAAAAGTAATTAATGCTTGTAATGATGAAGATATAAAAAATATATTATCTCAAACTTTAGATGACAGAGAAAACTATTATAATGTTATACCAAAATATGACATGAAAAAAGTAGCTAAAAGAGAAAGTTATGAAAGATTTTGGGGATATAATAAAATAAAAGAAAGGAACAAATAATATGCTTGAAGGTACTGAAATAGATGATTTAAAAAATGTTAAAATTATTTATGTTGGATTAAAAGGTTATCATGCACAATATAAAATAGAAAATTTAGAATTATTAGAAGAATACAGAAAATCTAATGTAATGACAAAAAAAGACATAGCTAAAGTTATAGGTGTAAGTTTAAGACTCTATGAAAGTATTAGTTATGGAAATAACATAAGCACTAGATGTGCAAAAAAATTAAAGGAGTTTTTAAATCATGCTTGAAACAATTATCGCAATAGAGATTGCTCTATTTATTTTTTATTATGCAACAAATTAAAAATTGTAGGATTTGTAACACTAAATTCAAAGATATTACTTCAAATAATAATAAAATTTATTGCTCAAAAAAATGTGCAAGAAAAAATCAAACTATTAGAGTCAGTAAATTAAAAGAAGTTAATATTAAAAGGATTTGCAAAGGTTGTAATAAAAAATTTATTCAAAAATTTACAAGGACTAAATATTATTGCAATCAAGATTGTTATTATAAAAACTATACAGAATGGAAAAAAGAATTTTATAAAAATAAATACCATATAGATTTAGAATTTAGAAAAAAAACTTTAAAAAGATCAAAACAATATCATAAAAATAATCCTCATATTTTAAAAAAAATATGGTTAAACAGAAAAAAAAGAATGGAGTCTGATCCTAAATATAAAAAAGCAAGAAAAGAATATGAAAAAAAATATACTTTATTAAATAAAGAAAAAATAGCTGAAAGAACTAAAAATTGGAGATTAAAAAATTTAGAACACCATAAAAAAAAATCAAAAGAATATGCTTTAAAAAATAGAGATAAAATTTTAAAATATCTTAAAGAATGGCATCAAAAACCAGAAGTAAAGAAAAAGAGAAATAAAAGATATAAAGAACGAAGAAGAACTGAACCATTTTATAGAATGAAACTAAGTTTAAGAGGTAGATTAAATTCATTTGTTCATAGAGGTAGAGCAAATAAAATGGTTTCTAATAGTGTATTAATAGGTTGTGATTGGAATTATTTTAAAATCTATATTGAAAAACAATTTAGACCTGGCATGACATGGAAAAATTATGGAAAATGGCATATAGACCATATTAAACCAATGACAAGTTTTGATTTATTTAGATTGGATCATCAATATAAATGTTGCAATTATAAAAATTTACAACCTTTATGGGCAGAAGAAAATAGGAAAAAAAGTAACAAATTAAATTATTATGATTAATGAATATGTATGGTGATGTTAGGCAATGTATTAAATGTGATATGAATGCCGATATAGTAGAAAAAGGTAAAGATTATTGTGCCGAATGTTGGTTTAAATATTTTTCTGGTGAAAGCATTGAAGAATATGAAAAAAGAGTTAAACAATTAGATCAAGCAAGAAAAGATAAACAAAAAAAATAATGGATAATTATTTAATTCGCAAAATATCTTATGAAGATACTAAGCCTTTTATATTAAATATTCATTATGCTAAAAGAATGCCAAGTATAACATATTCATTTGGTTTGTTTTACAAAAATGAACTTGTTGGGATAGTTTGTTATGGTTCTCCACCATCACAATCATTATGCAAAGGAATAGCTGGAGTAAATAATAGAAAAATAGTTTTAGAATTAAATAGATTAGTTTTAAAATATAATAAAAAAAATGAAGCATCTTATTTAGTTGGTAACTCATTTAAGTTATTACCAAAACCAACAATTTTAGTTTCTTATGCTGATACAAGTCAAAATCATAATGGTTATATTTATCAAGCAACCAATTTTATATATACAGGTCTTTCAGATAAAAGAACTGAATGGAGAATGAAAAATACCAATAAACATAGTAAAACAATTTGCGAACAATACACTTTAGAAGAAAGAAAAAATAATCCTGATAAATTTTATTTAATAGATAGACCAAGAAAGCATAGATATATTTATATTATTGCTAATAAAAAAGACAAAAAAAAGTTATTAAAAGAATTAAAATATCCTATTTCAAATTATCCAAAAGGAACTAACACAAATTATAAAACAGATAATAATATTAACACACAATTTACACTATTATAATAAAGGATAAACATGATAAAAGTTAAACTAGAACCAAATGAAGTAGAACTAGCCTTAAATATTGCCTCTAAAAGGTACATAGGCAACCTTAGAATGGGTAAAACCTTTTCTTATGGTTACACCAAAGGAATTAAATCACAAATAACAGATGGGATATTAGGAGCTTTAGGAGAGGTTGCTTATGCAAAGGCAACTAATAGCTTTTATAATGGTTCTTACTCAGATGATAACCAATTCTATTCAGACTCAGACTTTCAAAACAATATAGAAATAAGAACCCAAGAGAAGAAATCATATAATTTTTTACTAATAAGACCTGGAGAAAAGAAAGGAAATTATTTTTTGATAATTAAAGATAATGATAAGGATTTTAATTTTAGTATCATGGGTTCATTTATTTATAATGATAATCTACCACCAGAAAAGCTATCTAATTTTGGCTACCAAGATAGACCTGCTGCATATAAAATTGAAATAAAAGAACTAAAACCAATGGAGGAAAATGTCGGACAAGATAAATTTTAAATTATTTAAACCTTTTGGCTCAACAGTTGCTAAAGCAGTTATGCCATTAGAACTTATAAAAGATTTTAGTAATGATTTAAAAGAAATAAGAGAAGATAAAGAAAAACAAAAGAACCATGATTGGTCTAAAAAATTAGTTGGTCATGTAGATTCAGAGTATCTAATTTCACCAGAGATTATGCTTAAATGGAAACAAAAATTCTTTGATCCAATTATTAATACTTATGTAAAAAATCATATAGATCATAAAATTAAATCAGTTTTAATTAATTCTGCTTGGTATGTAATATCAAAACCTGGAGATTATAACCCTTGCCATACTCACACAGAATATGTTCATGGTAATTATCATTTAAGCTGCGTAGGTTATTTAAAAATTCCTAAAATGATTTCAACAACCAATGCAAAAGAACATAATGATTTTTCAGGTCAGACAGAGTTTATAGAGGGATCTGAAAATATGTTTAATAATAATTCTTATAGAGTTATGCCAGAGGTTAGGGATTGGATATTATTTCCAAACTCATTATCTCATGTTGTCTATCCATATAAAACTGAAGATGAAGATGATGAAAGAATCTCATTTAGTTTTAATGCAACTATAATATTTGATAATGATAAACTCTCAAATTGAATATAATTTGTATAATTTATTGACACTTTTTGTATAGAATATAAAAGATTAAGTTATGAAAACAATTGGAAAAGAGTGGACTAAAAAAGAAGAAGGTGGAGCTTTTACAGCAGATCATTTAAGTCCAAGTCAACTATCTAAGAGTATGGATATTTGGTTTAATGATTACATAATCTTAACTGCTAAAGAAAGAAAAGCCTTATTAGGTAATCTAAACATGGATATAGGAGCAATAGTAGGTCAGGCAGTACAGGATATTATTGTTCATAAATTAACACTTGAAGAAGTAATGAAAGGTAAAAAATGACAGATACTGTAATGATGGAACTTGCAAAGATGCAAACTAAAATTAGAACTTATGAGAATAATGAAAAGAAACATATAGAACAACTTCATGCAAGAGATGATGAAATATCTAAACTTAAAAAAGAATTAGATTTACTAAAATTAAAAGATCAAATGATTGCTAAAAATAAAAGTTATTTAGAAGCTAAAGCACAGAAAGATATAGACCAAATTAAAGAAAACCAAAAGATACAACAAAGGAAAGGAAACAATGAAACTAAAGCCACAGACGACAGAAGAAAAAAGTAAGGGAGGGTTTAAAGAAAGACGAAAGGAGTGTTTAACAAGTGCCAAGAATATTCCAACAGTTGATATTAAAGGTAAAAAATATTCAACAGTTAATGAAAGACATAGACATCTATTACAATATTTTCCAGAAGCTAGATTTAATGAAGAAATATTATTCCATGATAATGAGAGAGTTGTGGTTAAGACCGAACTATATATTTCTGATACTATTTATGCTGTTGGTCATGCAGAAGAACATAGAAATGCTAATTTCATAAATAAAACAAGTGCATTAGAAAATTGCTCCAGTAGTGCGTTAGGTCGTTGCATAGCTGCATTTGGATTATCAGGTTCAGAATATGCTAGTGCAGAAGAATTAGTAAATGCCTTAAATAATCAAAAGGGATCTACTCAACAAGTTTCAATTAAAGATACAATTAAAAAGCAAACAACAGAAACCAAGTTGACAGCTTTGTATTCCGATTGGAAGAAACAAAATGATTCAATAGAAAAAGACTTTGAATCACAACAACAATCAATAAAAAAAAATGGAGGACAAAATGTCAGACAATGGTAGTGGTAAGCAAAAGGATTGGGTATTATTTCCTTATGATGCCAACAATGAAAAAGCCATCAAAATTGATTTCTCAGGAAATGTAAATTTAGATAATGGCAACAAGGGTACAATACTTGGTGTCAAAGGTGCATCAAAAGATGGTAACACTAAGTTTGTTAAAGTGTTTGCTCAAGTAGGAGTTCTATTCAAAGGTGATGATAAATTTACTGGCGAAATGAATTACTCTGAAGCTGGTGGACATAAAGGTTTAATCGGTTGGATTAATGAATCAGGTAATATTTTATCTGGTTATAAAAACGATCCTAGACCTAAACAAGCTAAACCTCAAAGCAAAGAAATTCCTTTCTAGTTGAAAGTAGTTTTTTTAATTTTAGTTATATACTCAGGTGAGGGTAATTTAAAATATGAAAAGATACCTTTTGCATATTCTTTGTTACCCATCACTTGTGATGAAATGTTTGAAAAAAATGTTAAGTATGTTGAGAACCCAGATTATACAGAGGGAAATGGACAAGTTTGGATGCTAACTAAATATAAAAATCAAAATGTAGTAGCTCATTACTGCAAAGATAGTGAAGGAAATTATGTCAGATAATGTTAAGTTTATTAGCGAAATAGAAAGATTATTAAAACAAAAGCAAGATGACTATGGAGAATTTGACCATACCTCTTATGTTATGTCAGGAATTTTAGAAAAATATTTATCAGTTCATAATAATTGTGAGGTCAAAGTACCTTTAAAATTATTTGGTATCTTTATGATTTTTTTAAAACTTTGGAGAGTTATGCAATCAGAAAATTATAAAAAAGATAGCTTTGATGACATCAATGGCTACTCAGAATTATTAAGGAGGTTAGTAATAAATGAACAAGAAAAGAGGTAAAAGACCTATGACTCCTAAAATGCTCAGACTATTGCAATATATTAAAAATTATAGTACAAAACATGGATATATGCCTACTTTTTTAGAAATGGCTAATGAAATGGGTTATAAAAGTAAAAATTCAATCAGTTCGCTAATTGAAAAGCTAGAACAAAGAGATGAGATTAAAAGAGATTACTCTGGTTATAGCAGAAATATAATTTTGAATGGTTAAAGTTTTAAAAAGATCAAGTTTAGAATTAGCAGTTGATTTTGAAGAAATTTTTGATGGTGCTAGTGTTGAAGAAGCTACACAAAAAGCACATAATCAAAAAATGCCTAGTGAGTTTGCAAAAGCAAGTATCACCGATAACAAACTTATTAGTGCAAATATTAAAATTATTGGTGAGGAGAATGATGAGCTTAAGAAATAGCAATACTAGATTGTACAATAAGCTAGATGCGGCACACAAAAAGGTTTATGCCGCTAAAGATAAAGGAAGGCAATGTGTACATACTCTGAAAGCATTCAAAGAATACAATCAATTATTCCGAAGAATTGTTGAAGCAGAGAACAAAGATGCTAGATTTTTATATACTTAATTAAGTATATATAAAAAGTTGCATAAGCACTTAAGGGATTCTATACTCTAAATTAAAGGAAGGAAACCAAATGAAACTATCAAATAAAGC